CCACCGTCGGCGTGTAGTCGATGCGGTACACGCCCGTCGAGACGGCCGTGACAGTCGGCGTCGCCGTCGTCCCGTCCGGCAGGTACACCGTCGCGGCGACGGCGGTCGCCGCCTCCAGCACGCCGGAGGAGTTGCGGACCTCCCAGCCGCGGCGCACCACGTCGCCCAGCGTGAAGACGTCTTCCGCCATGTCAGCCTCCCGTCGTCCGGTGCGAGGCCCTGGCGGGCGCAGTCAAGGTGTGGCCGGAAGCCGCCGGCGCGGTCAAGCGGTGCCCCGCGAGCGCCGGGGCGGTCAAGGCGTGCCCGGCGGGCGTCGGCGCGGTGAGCCGGTGGCCTGGCCCGTCAAGGCGGAGCAGGCGGTGCAGCCCGTACGTGGTCGGCACCGCCGGCGTCCCGCCCGGAGACCACCACGTGTCAAGGTCGCCCCACAGCGCCAGGTCGCCCCACGTGTCAGCCATCGCGGGCGGCCCCCCTCTGCGACTCGAACAGCTCGGCGGTGAGCACCTGCGCCTTCTGGTGGCCCACCGCGACGCCCGTGTCGACGTACACCGGCAGGCCGCACGCCGCCGCCCGCAGGCAGAACGTGACGTCCTCCCCGTAGCGCTCGCCGCCCATGTCCGTCTCCTGGAACCACGGGAACGTCGCGTTGAACTTGCGGTCCCGGATCGCCTCGAGCGCCGAGCGGTGCACGAGCAGCGCCGCCGCGCCCGTCGCCCCCACCTGGAACATCGCCTCGCGGGGGAAGTCGTTGTAGCGCACGGCCTGGATGCCGCCGTCCTCGCGCGCCGTGAAGTCGTACATCGTCGGGAACAGCCGCCCGTCGTCCACCCCGAAGCAAAGCGCGCCCACGATCGGGGCGTGGCGCTCGCCCGGCTCCGCGCTCGCGTTCGCCAGCAGCGCGTCCGGCAGGTCCGGCTTGAACGTCATGTCCGCGTCGAGCATCAGCAGCCACTCGCACGGCCCGTCGAGGAACCAGCGGACCAGGCTGTTGCGGCCCGCCGACACGTTCACCCCGGACGGCTCCGCGCGCACCGCGGCCACCTTCGACGCCTTGCCCCACCTGCCCTGCTGCCAGAGCATCGCCGCTAGCGAGTTGGCGAACCCCGCCGCGACGTGCTCCCCGTACAGGTAGCCGACAGCCACCGATCCCATGTCCCGCTCCTCTGCCCTCTGCTGGCATGTGGGACGGGCGGCGGCCCCGGACGCAGAGGGGTCCGGGGCCGCCTTGCCGGCTGCTTAGACCGGCTGCCCTGATGCTGCGAGGCGATGGGGCGCGTACCGCGCGAGAATCTCCAGTTAGAGTTTAAGCACTCGGAAAGCGTTCGGGTTCACGACCTCGGCACCGGTCCGCCAGAAGGCGAACCAGCCCGCCTGGCCAGTCGGCCGCGCGGTGGTCGCGTCCGTGACGACCGGCACGTAGCGCATCTCGACGCCGATCCGGTCGTAGATCACGTACTCCGAGAAGTCGCCGGCGAGCAGGATGTTCGAGCCGGTCGTGACGGTGGAGACCATCGAGGACGACTCGTACACCGGCAGGCCGAGCAGCCGCTCCGGCACGGCCGCGCCGAGGTTCGCCCAGAAGGACGAGCCGCCGTACGTGTCCATGCCGCGGATCGTGCTCAGCGTGGCGTAGTTCGCGATCCACGAGGACTTCGAGCGGTGGCGCGGCGGCACGGCCTCGATGACGTTGTAGACGTCGGCGACGCTCGCCGTGGTGAAGGTGCCGCCCGTGGTCGGGGACACCCGCGACGCGGTGACCGCGGTGACGCCGGTGACGACGCCCTCGGGGGCGGTCGTCGAGCCCGCGCCGACGGCGAACGCCGCCGCCTCGAGCCGGTCCTTCGCGTCCGCGATCAGCCGCGGGAGCTGCGAGACGAGCTGGCCGTCAGCCTCCTGCTCGTAGGACGCGAAGATGTACGCCGCGCCCTTGATCGCCGTGATCGACGGCTGGCCCACGGTCGGCGACGCGTCAGCGGCGACACCGGCCTCGGACAGCCACTCGGCGGTCACGCCGGCCGACGTGATCCCGTTCCACTTGTCGGTCGTGCCGGTCTCGATCCGCGAGATCGCGCGGAAGGGGTTGGCCGAGCCGTCGTTGGTGAGGATGATCGTCGGGTCGAGCAGCCACGGGTTGCTGTACCCGCCGTTGGCCGACGTGTTCGACAGCGCGGCGCGCATCGCGTCGCGCTGCTCGCCGTCCAGCAGCGCCATGCCCATCTCCGGGCCGTGCGTGAGGATCTGCTCGAACGCGGAGCGGTACGCCTCCGAGCCGGTGAGCAGGATGTGGCGGGCGATGCCCGCGTTGCCCTGCGCCAGCTCGGTCGCCCGCTGCCGGGCGGCGTCGGTGAGGCCGTGGAAGCTGGTCTCCTCGATCGCGTTGAGGGCGCGGGAGCGCACCTCGGCGGCGGGGACGTGCCCGCGGGCCACCCCGTCCAGGTTGTCGAAGGCGTCGCGCTTGACGACGACGTTCGGGGCGGAGAACGCCGGGGTGACGTTCCGCGGGTTCAGCGCGGCGGTGCGGACGGCCTCGACCTTCTCGGCGCGCTCCACCGCCTTGTCGTACTCGGACTTCGCGTCGCTGAACTCGGTCAGGGCCGCGTCGAAGCGCGTCACCTGCTCGGCGGTCGGCGACTCGATGGCGTCCAGCTCGGCGATCTCGGCGCGGAGCGCCTCGACCTTCTCGGCCAGCGCCTCGATGCTCTTGTGCATCAGACTGCTCCGATCTCCCGCGCCCTACGGCGCAAGGACAGGTAGGAATGGAGGACGTCACGAGTGGCGCTGGCCGGCTCGGCGACGGGTGGTGCGTCCGGCCCCGGCTGCCCGTCGGCAGTGGGGTCGGTGGTCAGGTCGCGGGCGAGGGCGTAGTAGCCGATGAGCTCGGCGCGCTCATCCGGCGACATCTCCTCGAGCGCCGCGCGGAGCGCCCCGATGCGGGCGTCCTGGTAGGCGGGGAACGTGACGAGCGACGCCTCGCGCAAGGCGACCTCCAGGCGGATCGTGACGCCGTCGCGCTTCTCGTGCTTGACCGGCGCGAAGCCGACGGAGAAGGAGTCGAGGACGCCGTCGCGGACCAGCTCGAGGGCGTGGTCGCCGCTCGGCACGTTCGACACGGAGAACTCGCCGTACAGCCCGGCGGTGTCCTCGCGGAGCAGCCGGGCGCGCCCGATCGGCTCGCGCGAGTCGTGCTGGTACAGCAGCTTCACGCGGTCGCCGCGCTCGCGGATCGTCTTGGCGAACGCGCCCCGCTTGAACTGCTCCTCGTAGGAGGGGCCGCCGTCGGAGACGCGGGCCATCTTGTCGAAGGGGACGACGATGCCGGTGATCGTGCGGCCGGTGCCGTCCGAGCGGACCTCGATATCGCCGGCGAATGCGCGGGTGATGGGCGCATCGGTCATCGGCTTGCTCCTGTCATGGGATCAGCAGTAGGTCGTCGTCGAGGCGTGCCACGAGGTAGACGTCGACGGTGGACGGCGCGACGGGCGGGCGGCCGGACCTCGGCACCGGGGCGGGCTCGGGCTCCGGCTCAGGCTCGGGCTCCGTGTCGGTGGACCACCAGGAGAGGAGGTCGGCCCACGTGGCCAGGTCGCCCCAGGTGGAGCCCATCGGCTACTTCTCGGTCGCGGTGGTCTTGGTGATCAGGCCGGAGCGCGGGTCGCGCTCCACCGTCGTCGTCGTCGTGCGCGGCGGCACCTCGACGGTGACCGGCGTCGGGTCCACGTTCACCGTGTTGTCGATGGTGACGGGGGTCGGGTCGACGGTGACGTTGACGATCGGGGCCGGCTGCGGCGGCAGGTCGGCGCGCTCCACCGTGACCGCGTTCTCCACGGTGACGGGCGTCGGCTCCACGGTGACCTCGTTGCGGACCTCGAGCGGCGTCGGCTCCACGTTGACCGTGTTGCCGATCGTCACCGGGGTCGGCTCGACGACCGCGCGCACCGCGCCGTCCGAGATGGTCACGTTCACGCTCGGCTGCTCGACGGGGCGGGCCAGCGCCCACTCCAGCGCCTCGGAGCGCGCCGGGGACGGCGCGACGCCGTCGGGGTACAGCGCGGTCGGGACCGCGCCCGTGTGCTTCAGCAGCGCCATGTCGCCGGCGGTCAGCGCGTTCTGCACCGTCTGCGGCTCGTAGCCCGCGCGGATCAGCTCGCCGGCCGCCTTCGACCACGTGAACGCCGCCTCGGCGCGCAGCGTCTCCGCCTCGCGCAGCGCCGGGATCGCGGTCACGTCGTACCAGAGGCGCGCCCCGCCGGGCACCTCGACCAGCTTGGCGAGCGCGGCGGCGGCGGACTGCCAGAGGAACGCCATCGTGCCGTTGGCGAACGCCTTCAGCGCCTGCTCGTAGTTTGAGTACGTCGCCGCCTGAAGGCCCGCCGCGAGGCCGGCCACGATCGGGGGCACACCGGAGGCGATGGCGATGCGCCCCTCGCCCGCCGATTGGACGCCGGTGAACGCCATCTGCTCGAAGTTGGAGCCGACCACCGTCAGGTCCGCGCCCTCGTCGAGCACGGCCGTCTTCCAGCCGTTCGCGGGGCCGCCGTAGCGGGCCTGCCACCGCTCCCGCAGCGCGTCGACGGTCTCCTTGCCGAGCTTCTGCGAGTAGCGCAGCACCATGTTCGGCGTCGCCGCGTTCGCGAGGAACTGCGCCTTGTGCTCGGTCATCGCCATGTCGGCGTTGATCTCGCGCACGACCGGCGTCAGCCACGACATGCCCCGCGCCTCGGACAGCGGGTCGGGGATCGGCGACCAGTGCGCGACGTCCTCGACGGGGATGAACTCGTCCTCGCCGCCGCCGCGCCCGTCGTGCCAGTAGATGTAGCCGATCACGCCGTCCGGGCCGCCCTCGTAGGCGTCGCCGCGCACGATGTCGATGTAGTCCGGGCGCAGCCGCTCGAGGCGGTCGGGCCAGCGGCGCACGAAGGCGTTGCCCGCGAGGCTCACGTCCTGCTCCATGCGGGCGAGCAGCTCCGCCGTCGTCCCGCCCGGCCACGGCCGCTCAAGCGGCAGCAGCGCCGGCGAGCCGAACAGCCGCTTGTCGGCGAGGTTCTGGAACTTGAACTCGGCCTGCGCGAAGAGCTGGAGGCGGGCCAGGA